CCCCACTTTTCTTCCTGTTCAGCGCGCTTCAAGCCAAGCTGCTCGAGCATCTGAGCGCCGCGCATTTGCAGGGCTGGCACTGGCGACTGAATGAGCTTTCTTGCCTGATCCTTCATATCCGGCGATGTCATGGCATCCCGGATCGACTGGCTCTGTAGGTCTTGATTGGCACGTACGGCATTATCGGCGCCGCCCTGATATATGCCACCAAACAAGCCACCCAGCCCCTGCGCCAGAGCACCCCAACCGCTGGTCGCCTGTGGCGTGTTTCGAAACTGCTGCGCTAGCCCATACTGAGACTTGATAATCTCGTCAGGCGTCCATTGACTAGTAAGGGGATCTGTTGCCATTGGTGTCGTGCCTGTTGTCAGAGCGCTTGAAAGTGTGGGCTGCGATGGTGGTGGAGCGGCAGGCTGCGAAGTGGGCGCTTTGTACCCAAGATTAAAGAACCTATGCGTGCCGAGATCGACGCCACTCCCATTGTCCCAGGATGGCGGCTGTCGCCCTAAAGCCGCCTGCGCCTTGGGCGAATAGAAGTGCGTTGCACCGTTGGTTGGGTCTGGATCGACGCCATACAAAACAGGCCAGATTGTCGTCGCGATGCGCTGATAGTCTTCAGAGTTCGGGTCCAGCCCCTCAAGCGTCGTTCGCTTGCTTGACCAAGGCTCGAACTGGTTAGGCGCAAGAACCGTATCGGTGAGAGACTTGCCGCTAGATTTGGCCCGGTTCGCGATGACGGCAGCAACCGCACGCTGCCCTTCTGGCGCTTCACCCCTTGCTTCGCCCCATACGGTGCGGACGGCTTTGTCAAAATCATCAGGAGACCAAGAGGGAGCCATTAGCTGCTCGACGTGCCGCTATTGTTGAATAGCCCCTTGATGCCGCCATACGCTTTGCCTGCGAGCGTATTGCCAAAGCTGTAATTTGCTGGCATCTGGCCAAAGAGGCCGCCAAGCCCAACGCTCGCCAGATTGCCGATCCCACTCCACATATTCTTGTAGTTGTCGGCGGCGATGCGGTCAGCGTTGGCCTGCGCGCCAGCAAAATCCCCCGGCTGATAGCCAGGCGTCGAGATGTCAGCATTCTGTGGCGCAAGGCTGTTGAGACCAGACAGCAACCCAAGCCCCTGCCCTGCGATGCTATAGGGCGCCGCCTGCTGCTGGATTTGGTTGGACTGCAACTGTGCCTGCATGCCGGGAACGGCATTCCATGCCTGCGCCGCAGCGTTCTGGTCTGCAATGGCGAATTGCCGGTTGAGGTTGCCGGCTTCGTTCTGCTCGATCTCGGAACCCAGCGGAATACCGCGCTCCGCAAGTGTCGTCTTCAGTGCGTTCTGCTGTTGCTGCCGCATGGGCGATGTCAGGGCGCCATAAGCCGCCATGTTGCCCTGCGCGATCGCAGGTGCCGTCATCGTGTCCCAGTTAAAATTCCCGGTGCCAAGGTTGTTGACGGTCTGGCCAAATGTTCCAGCAACTCCCGTGGCGTTCAGGCTTGGATCAAGGGACTGCGTCTGTCCGGTTGGCAACCCATTGGCGTCGACTTGCGTGGTCGAGGCTCCGAACGGGCCGGAGCGATTGGCGCCCTGCGCCTTCATCCCCAAGGAGCCAACTGCGGCGTCCTTGTTGTATCCGGTTTGCGTGTCAGCGACCTTCTTCGGATCTGCCGCCTGCGGTTTGTCAAACATTCCCATCAGTGCCACCTGCAGTCTTGAGCCAGTAGGCCGTACATGATCATATCCGTCTTGCCTTCAGCCGCGGATTTGCGGCGAACGCCTTCAAGGATGAACCCAAGCTTCTCGACAAGAGTTCTCGACTTCTTGTTGCGTCTTGGGATGAACGCCGTCACGCGAGACAAACCGGCTATACAAAAGCAAAAGTGGAAGAACTCTCGACACGTTCTTTTGCTCAGCCATCCCGGCGTCCCGACAACGCTGATCTCAGCATCGCAGCCGCGAAAGTTGGCGACAAAGATCGCCCCAACCAGCTTATCGTTCCGCACCACCCCGAACGCCTCATAGGGCGACTGGCCAACAAAAGAGATGCCATGCGCTCCAGACTTCAGGGACGCCCACTCGAGCAATGCCGATCTCTGCTCTGGCGTTCTTGCTGGATGGAGAGACTTGAATTCCAAGCGCTGCGGAGCCGATGCCGCAGCATCGCCAACGAATTGCTGCATCTATCGAATTCCACCCGGCTTAAACAGGAGATCCGTCGCGAACCAACGCAAGTCCTCGCTATTGCATGTGGCGCGCATGCGCACGGACACAGCGCGCCCCTCACCTCTGATCGTGTACCAAAGCGCCCGATAGTCGCTTTCCGTGCCCCAAGCGCTGCCCCAAGCCGAGCCCCAAGGCGTTGTCGAGGGGTCGTTGATCAGATCGACGCCATTGCCGACCAGCGTCCGCAACACGAAGTCGGTATCAACCCCAATGACGCCTGTTGCCGTGCCGGAGGCTTGGATTTTCGGCCGCATGCCCGTGAACAGGTTGTTCGACTGGCTCTGCTGCGGATAGATGAAGGCCGTGTTCGCAACCGCTGTGATGTTCGTTCCGGCATCCGTTGCGCCAGAGGCCGAATAAACGATGCCGCCCGTCTGCGCCCCGAAATAGAGAGTCCCGTTGAAGGAGCAGAAGCGGGAGGCATTCCATCCTGTGTGCGTACACCAGTTGCCGTTACGGCTATTCAGAACCCACTGCTTCGAGAGCACGCCCGTCGTCTGCGGCACGTTCACGTAAACGACGCCGTCATGCAGGCACCCGTGCCAGCCCGCATTGCCACTATCCAGAACCGCGTCGTCGGCGATGCCAGGGGCCACCTTGCCCCAAGGGTCGATCCTTGCCAGATCCATTGCTACGCCGCCCACGGCAGCGGAAACCGGCAGCAAGCCTAACGTGGTTATCACCACCAGCTCGCCACCCACGTTGAACAGGCATTGGCGCCCGATCGGAGGGGCCGCGGTCTTGTATTTGCCGATCAGGGAGAAAGTAGAACCAGGGTCGCCCTGATAGATAATGATCTCACCCGTCGACATGACGAATACGGTCATGTCATCGGCGCCGTCGCCGGCATCTCGAGACCATGACCCAGCCGCCATGCAGTAGCCACCACTGGCCACCTGATCCAGTTGGAATTTAGTTAGGTTGGAGGCTGCCGTGATCTGCCCCACAGCCCCATACCAGACGTGAGCCTTGTCCTTTTCACAGAACCAGAGACGATTACGAATAAGGGCAATGTTGATCAGGTTCGTATTGGTAAGGCCAGATCCTGCCCACGCAATCGCACCCACCGTCGAGCCATCATAAACTTGCGGCGTATCGGTCCCATTCACGAAAAACAGGCGATCCGAATACAGCGCCGTCTGCCAGCGATCGTCAGCGAAGCCCGTCGCTTTCTGCGTTGCGGCGCCTGCCGACGTGCAGTCGTAAATCTTGCCATTGGCGCCCGCCAGAAGCTTGCTAGCTGAATACCCCACATAGGCCGCTAGCGTCTTAACCTCACCGGAGCCCATGCCCGTTCCGTGCGAGGTCTTACCCTTGCGCAGCGTCACATCGCCAGAACCCGGAAAGAAGTTTTCCAGAATACGCGCTTCATTCGGCTGCAAGGCCGTGATGTCTGACCGCAGATTGATGCCGCCATACGGCGCAGGCAGCGACAGGGACTTGCCCTGCTCGAACTGCGTCGGGCGCATCTTAAACTGCGGCATTCTTTTGTTGCGGATAAGCAAAGCCATTTGGCTGATTTTGCCTTGCGATGTGATATACTTACTGGCTTGCGCGGAGATTTGATATGACGGACAGAGTTACACACGAACAAGTGCGGACTTGGCTTTCTCTCGACTATGAAACCGGCCTATTCACGAGGCTTATTACGAAGGGCGCACGGTTCAAGGCCGGCACCATTGCAACCCCTCTGAACAAACGCGACGGTTATTACCGTATCTGCTTGAACTGGCGGCAGTACAATTATGCCCACGTCGTCTGGTTCTACATCCATGGCCAGTGGCCAAAAGAGATTGACCACATCAACGGCGACCGCTCAGATAACCGGCCTTGCAACCTGCGTCTCGCCACAAGAAGCCAAAACATGGCCGCTCGAAAGGAGTACCGGAAGCCAAAGAGCGGCTATCGCGGCGTGACCAAGACCCAATGGAACAAATTTCAGGCATCCATTAGCGTCAACGGAAGGAAGCGCCATATTGGCGTATACGACACCGCCGAAGAGGCTCATGAGGCATGGAAGGCCGCGGCTCTTGTGCTGCGCGGCGAGTTCGCAGAGACTTACTGACCGTAGCCCGTCTCCGGGAGCGAACCTCCCGGGATGATGTGCCTGCGGTTCGAGTTAAGGTCGATCACGCCCTTGCCTGCGTTGTCGGCAAGAACCTCCTGCTTGATGGACTCATATTCCTTATATTCCGGCTCGTATGGCATGCCCTTGGCTTGCAAGAACCGCCACTTGAGACCCAACGTCAGAAGGTCTGCATCAATCCGTACCGTGTCGTTATCCGACGCGAACGTGTTGGTGTTCACGCTGTCGGATTGCCGGGTGATCCAGTTCTTGCTGTAGTAGTCGAAAGCGATCGTGTCCGTGCTTGATGGCGTCGGATAGATCATGAACTGATTGCCGCGAATGGCGAACCAGCGCCTGCGAGTGGCATTGACCACGAACCCGGAATTCAGCCACTGCCAGATGATGGATGGCGTCGGCCCCGACATCCTCCAGCGGTTGGTGCGGTCCCACTGGCTCATGTTCGCGAATGCGATGAAGTCCGTTGGAAGACTGTACGTTGACGTACCGTTGGACGTTGTGAACGTGTATTCGCTGATGAGTTCGTTCCACCTGAACTCCCGAGCCAGCGTTCTCCCCTCTCTTGTGACCAAGGACACGCATTGCCTTGCGGTCAGGTTGCCGTTTCCGTAGAAGGAAGACGGCAATTCAAACCCGCTCATTTCACTGAGCGCGTCCGTGCAGATGGTCAGGAGACTGGTTGCCATATGGTTGACGCGCTCGCTAGTGGCCTATGGTGGCTCTATGGCTTTGTGGCCATAGGCGTCGGGCTGTGGTTTTGGTTTGATGTTGCCAAGGCAACGCGCGACGGCATCAAGAAAGACCCTAAGGGCACTTCTCTTATAATACTCAGGCAGGTGGGCTTGTTTGCAGCGATCGTGTTGGTGCTTTGGGTTGTGACCAAAGGCGGGAAAGGTTAGGGAGACGCGCCGTTCTTGAGTTTCTGCAATTCATCGTACAAAGCGCGCTCTTCTAGTGTTAGTTTACGGGAACCGCGGACGCGACCATGCCCTTTGTTCCAGTAAAGGACGCCGTTTTTGTCGGGAGTGATCTTGTCTAGGAGGCTTGGAGATGCAGCAGCAGGGTTCGGTGGATTGGCAGGCGCTGCGGGCGCTGGCGCAGGATTTGCCGGAGGCGCCGGAGGATTTTGAGCGGCTGTCGGAGGCGCAGCAGTGGGCGTGGGCGCGGGCTCACCTTTCCCCACAAGTCTTCGCAGCAGTTGAGATAGCATACCAGGCTGAGCTTCGGGCGGCATCGGCTGAGCAGAGAATGCGCCAGGATGCGCATTCTTTAGGTCGACCCCAGCGTCGAGAGCCTTTTTGTAGTTCGTCGCTAGTTCTTCGGCCTTCGCGTATGGGTTTGGCTCTGCAATCGCTTTTCCCAAATCTTTATCGGCGGGTCGTGGGAGCTTAGACCCAAGGCCGTAAGCCGTGAGCGCGGTCGCCAATGCGCTGCCGCCTTCAACGCCAAGCCGCATCGGGTCGTGAATGAGTGCGTTGGCGTCCTTGAATGCCTTGCTCTCTGGATCTTTGTGCAGATCGTTCAGCAGTTCATAACCGCGCATTTCGACAGGTAGGCCAGCGCTGAACACCTTGCCGATCTGCGTTCCCACGCCTGGATTTTGGCTGTTCTGAACAGCCTTCTGCGCCAGCGCCATCATGGCCGGATCACCAGCCCTCTGCGCAGCCATGTATCTGTCAATGGCATGCTGGGCGATATTGTTACTGCGCTTGGTCAGAAGTCCCGAAATGGTCGTTCCTGCGGCAAATGCTGCGGGCATGGCCATGTCTTGGTAATCACCCCACAGACGTTCCCGCGTCGGCATTCCAGCCCGCTCTTTAGCCAGCGCCGCCTTGCCTTCGGCTGAGCTTTCCCATTCCTTGCGGAGCCTCGCCTTCTCGCGATCACCATCGCGGCGCTGCTCGTCCCTGATCATGCCACGAAGGTCGGCAAGCTGCGCGTCAATCGTGTCTATGTCTTTCTGAAAAGCCTTAGACTTTGGTCCCTCTCCCGCCGTCGCTCCTTTCTTCCCGTTGAGTTGCGCATCTAACCCGGCCTGCGCTTTGGATCGTGCATCTAGCAGCATTTTCTGCTGCTCAATCAGCCGATCCAGCGGCTTGAGTTCCTGCGAGTTGGTATCCGACGCCCCAGCCATGGATAGGCCCAGACCGCCCAAAAGAGCGGCGCCCAGAGGCGAATTGGCTGCGGACTTAGCTAGGTCGCCTCCGTAGCGAAGGCCGCTGGTGATGGCTCCAGCAGGCCCTGCCGTCATGCCGGCCGTGGCGCCCAGACCTTCAATGGCTGCAGGGATGTTGACGGGATACGGCTGAACGTCCCGATACCACTTGGGCATGTTGTCTGGTTCGTTCGGTCCCGGCATAGGACGCTCGCCCGGACCACGCCAAGGAGCCTTGGGTGGCCCACCTTCGAGCGCCATGCGCTTGAGAATATCCGCCGTGGTCAGTTCGTCAGCCATTGAAGCCGCCTATTTCAAGTTCTTCAGCTTGTAGAGGGTGGAGTCGATAAGCTGCGCGATTTCGTCGATGATGTTCTGAAGCTGGCTTTCCGTGACCAGCCCCTTGCGCATGGACTTGACGGTATCGCTGAGAGACTGAAGCTCCGTCACCGGCTCTTTGCTTGGGACCGTGTAGCCAGACGGGTAACTGTCGATGACGCCGTGGATGCCCTGATAGGCTTCCACGAAGCTGTCAACGAGATCCCCGATCCCATCATAGAACGAGCCAAGCGCCATGTGCTGGGCGTAGCTCTTGGTCTGGAGGTGCATCAGATGCGCGCTTGTGCGCGAGTGCATCAGCACCATGACAAACTTTGCCACGTCGGAACTTTCCGACCCGCGCGTCTGCGTTAGCATCAATGCAAGATTTGACATTTAGTGCGCCTTCTTTGCGCCGGTTGCCAGGAATTCCTTGGCTTTCTTGCGCCAAAGCTTTGAACCCGTACCAAGCTGCTGCGTCTGAGCGTCCGTCATCTCGGCAAGCTGCTCGACAGACGAGAAGCCGATTGTCTTGAGCCATGTGATCTTGGCTCGAGGAATAAAGTCGATCTCGTCAATGGAGGTGCCAACCTGACGAACCGGCTCGACGTGCAGGGCCTCGCCCTTCGACTTCATGTAGTATTCCCAGGCACCGGGGAAACGCCTGCAGATTTCCTCGCGGTTGAATTCCTTGAGCTGCTGATGGGAAACGTCCTGCGATCCTGCCACGCGCGCTTCCATTACCGGCACAAGGAAGGTCACTTCCCGTCCCTCTTCCTTGCTCATCTTGGGGTGCACCTTGGGCACCTCGATAACGCGACCAACAACCTGCTGGCTGTCAGTTGCGGGGAACCACTTGTCGTGCATCATCATGCTTTACCTCGTTTGGTTGTTGTCACTTCCAGAGGTCCGGCACCCAGCCGGACGTGATTTGGTGCATCTTTGGGATACCGTGGAAGTTGAGCGCCATCGCACCTTCAGGCGGCCCATTTACGCAGTTGTCCAGCTTGAACGAAGGGAACCAGCCTTTTGGAAACGTCGGAGCGTCCGGCATGCATTCGGTGATCCAATCCTGATCACCACGAAGCCGCGTCATGACGTTCGGCGTAAAACTTTCCCAGACGTGACACTCATTGCCGATCAGTTTCATGATGCCGGAGCCAAGGCACCCAGAAGGATCACGCAGGATGCCGAAACCTTCCCAGTCTGCCAGCCTCTGCAAGTCGCCCACGATGAGCGTATCGAGGTCGAAGTAGGTCAGAGGAATACCAAGTTGAAACAGCCAAAGCTTTGACCACCAGCCCGGAAGAGGAACGCCAATCGGTTCACACGCAACACCGTCAACCCGCGCATCAGTAAAGCAGACAAAGTCGTGAGGGACGTGAAGGTGTCTGGCAACGCCGTTCTTGAGCCGCTGCACATATCTGTCGTCGTACTTCTTCCCGACCTTGACGCAGGCGACTAGCACGAAGGCTCGACGTAACAGCTATTGAGAAGCGCAACCCACTTCGGAAGCTGATAATAGGCACTGATGTCTGCCGGATGCGTCGGTGGATTAGGAATGTGAGAGAGCGCCTGCTTGATCAACGCAGCGAGAGACATTGCCTCGTCCCCGCGAATGAAAATCCCTGGCCAAACACCTTCGTGTTGAAGAATGCCGGCGTCTATTCTGCCCTCCAGCAACGGACACCCCACATCATCAAAGCCGGATCGCTTTCAACTGTTCCAAAGACGCGATCGACCACCTTGCGCACACCGGGAAACTTCGGGTTGTCGTAGTCATGGCCGCAGATCAGACCGCCAGCCTTTACCTTTGGAAGCCAAGCGTCCAAGTCTGCCGTCAAACCCGCCTCTGAGTGATCTGCGTCGAGGAAAACGAAGTCCAGTGATCTGTCAGCGATGTCCTTGGCCGCATCAACAGAGCGCTTTCTGATGATCGTGCGCCGTTCATTAGCGAAAGCCGTGCTGATCTCAGCAACATGCGCGAACTTATCTTGCGTCTCTTGCAGCAACTGCGCGTGCCAGTCGTCTTTACCTTGGTAGGCAACCCCGTCGCCTTCCCAGCTATCGACCATGAATAGCGTCAGCTTTGGATGCCCCAGAAGCGCCTTCGATACGCGTCCGGTAAACACCCCAACCTCTGCCCCGACAATCGGCCCATATGGCATGCGCTCGAGAATGAACGCCGCTCTGAGCAATGCATCAGCATGGCCACGCATCGCTCCGGCCGTAACCTGCATGCTCACGTTCAGCAAAGGATCACCAGCATTGGAAAGCCTCTGCAGGCGACATCGTGTCCTTGTGTTCCTGCCAATGTCGATAACAGGCTTGCATCAGCCCATCACCGTGCATCTCGATCTCTATGGGATCGTACTTCCCGCTTTGGAAGTCCGTCAGCACGTTGGCAAAGCTCGTCACATGCTGCAGGAAGTTCAAGCTGGTGCGATAGCCGTTGACCTCGATCGAACTGCCGTCCGCCCACTGTCCCCAGCGCCGATCCCAATAGGCATGTGTCTCGGTGCCTTTGAAGGACGCATCCGACCCGAACAGATGAAACTTTCTGAACCCCAGCACGTATCCGATATGCAGCAAGCGCAGCGCGATTGACGTGCCGCCGCCGATCATCATCTTGCCGGGGAAGTGCTCGCCCAGGATGTTGAACCCCGTTGCGTCGAAGGTAATTTCGCCATTCTTTGCGCCGATGTTGTCCGGTGTTGGGTGGAACAGGCGCACATCGCAGCCCTCACCCAAAAGCTTGTCGAACAAGGACGGGTGGCAGTTCGAGGCCACGATATAGATGACGCGCTTGTCAGCAACCACAATATCCGTCATGTGCGCATTAGCATCCATGACGCCGCACCAATGCGGAACGATGTCTCGGTCAAGCAGCCACTTCAGGCTTCCGTTCGCAGCGGCCACATAGCCAACCAGATCTGGATAGGTCTCAGAAAGCGAAGGCCCACCGGCCGCGATGGACAGCGGATGCTCATGAACCTTGCAGAACCCAATTTCCCGCAGTCCTCGCTTCAATGCGGACTGCATGTTTGACAGCATTTCTTCCGTCGAGATCGGTGGACGAAGTTCCACCTTCAGCGACTGGCCGTTGAAATGAACTGTGTCAGTCTGGATCATTTCTCCCAAGAGAACCCTTCTTTCGGAGCTACGTCGCTGAGATCCACAAGCTTGCCGCATGAGCCGCAACGGATGTCGTCACCATCAATTGGCGTGGACCCATCTGGCATAACTACATTCTTGGCCAAGGCCGTCTCCCCGGTTTCAATCGGCCCGTTATACGTGAACGCCACGCCTTGACAGGGCTCGTCTCCGCGGGAATGAAAAAGCACGATCGTCTCCATGAGAACCTCCTAAAGCGGTTCCACATACTAGCACACAGAGGCGAGGCGCTTCGGCGCCTCGCCAATGAGCGTTAGCCAGCGATCGACACGCGCTGTCCCGCGAACGGACGGGAAAGCTCGAACTCAGCGTGCAGATCGCCAACCACGGCGCTCGAGGCGCCAACAGCACCGGAAATCCAGTCACCAGCCACGGAAGCGTCGTCGACACTGCCAGCAGTGTTCGTCAGATAGACGTATCCATTGTCGGCGAACGACGTGAGGCAGTTGCCGATAGCCTTGCCATTGATCTGGACCCATCCGTAGTAGCTCGCTGTGAGTGCCGCCATTGCTACGCCGACAGGGTAGTTTCCGTTTTGAACCGCACGAACAAGCGTGAAGTTGTCGGCGGGAATGCCAACCCAATCCTTGGCTGCGCAAGAGGCGACGCCCTT